GAACTTCATAAGACCATATCTGAAATAAACTCATTGCCAATGTCAGAAATTGGTACACTACTAGCATACAAAATTGATGCTAAAAAAGAGGTAGATAATGGCAACTGAAAAGATTGAAATTGAGATTATTGCTAAAGGCAAACCAGCCGAGAAAGCAATTAAAGGTGTTGAAAGTAAGACCAAATCATTAGGAAAGCAAACACAAACGACTGGAAAAGAGGTTGATGGTGTTTTAGCAAGAATGAGAGTTGGTTGGATTGCTGTTGGTGCTTCGGTTGTTAAAGCAGTATCAGAAGCAGCTAAATTTGAACGTGCTTCTATTGGACTTTCTAAAAGTCAAAAGCGTTGGGCTCAAGAGATGTCATTAGCAACAGACATTCAAGCTGAACAAGTAGCTGGGTTCTTAAAGTCTGCTCAAACTGCTGGATTAGCAGAAGACCAAATGAAAGAGTTAGCCAAGCAATCAATCGCTTTAGGTTACGCATTTCCACACGAAAACGCTGAAACATTAAACGATAATATGATTATGTTAGCCAAGACTGGTGAAGCACAAGGTTTTGTCGTTGATATTCTTGAACAGAAGTATGCTGGTCTTGGTGAAGATATAACTACTCTTGATTTAAAGACTAAATCTTGGTCTGAGAAAATGAAGTTAGTTGGTGAGGTTGCTGCTAAATCTCAAGAACAAATGGACGCTTCTAAATACAAAGACTTAAACGAAATGATTGGTTCAGTAGATAGAGCATTTACTGATGTTGGCAATACTCTTGTTATGCTGGGTAGTGATTCTGGTGGTTTTGCGTTAATTAAAACCATTATTGATGGCGTTAGTTTATCACTACAATTTATTGGTGCTAGTATTAAAACCATTGCTGTTGATATTGGTGTATTGCTTGAGAAGTTAGGCATTATTTACGATAAACAAGCCAAGACTATTGATTTAAATAAAGAGCAATTAACAGTTGATGAGCAATTAGCAAAATCAACTAAATTTAAATTAGAATTAGAAAAAGAATTAACTATTGCTACTGGCAGTCATAGAGAAGCCTTATTAAAACAAATTGATACAGTTAATCAGCAGATTGATGGTTTAAGTCTATATGGCGATGCTCACCATTTTGTAAAAGAAAAGATAGACGCATCTAAAAAGGCTCACGAAGATTTAAACAAAAAGATGGCTGAACTTAATGATACTGGTAAAGATATCACTAAGAGTCTTGCTGGTTACTTTACAGATATGGCAACTGGCGTAAAAGCTTCTTTTGCTGATATGGCTCGTAGCGTTATTCAAAGATTGTTACAAGTAAAGATGGAAGCACAAATAACAGCAGTTATTGCTAAAAATGCTGGTACTGGTGGCATACTTGGTGGTATCGCTGACTTTCTTACTACTCCAACCGCAGCACCATCATCACATACTGGCGGTGCTATTGGTATGGCTTCTATCCCATCATTCCACAATGGTTATCGTTCAGACGAACGCTTAGCTAAGTTACAAGTTGGCGAATCAGTAGTCAATCGTGCTGGTACAGCAATGAATGGTGATTTAATTGATGCTATGAACTCTGGTCAAAAGATTGGCGGTGGTGATAATATTCAAAACGCTAATATTACGTTCCAAGTACAAGCATTTGATTCTGCTTCATTTCAACAAGGAATGGTACAAAATCGTGCTACAATTGTTGGCGTGGTTCGTTCAGCATTTAATCGTAACGGTAAATCGGTAGCATTATAATATGGCATATCCAACAACACCAACAGCCAGTTCAATTAAGATTACTGGCATTAGTCCTACGCTTACAAGCGTTACACATTCATTAAAAAGACAAGCACGTTCTCGTGGTGGTCAAAGATGGTTAATTGAAGCTGGATATCCAGCAATGACAAGAAGCCAATTTGCTCCTTTATGGGCGTTTGTTAATGCTCAAAAAGGGCAATATAACACCTTTACATATAAACCGCCTATATACAAAGATTCAAGCGGTACAGCAACGGGTACATTACTTGCGAATGGTTCTGCTTCTGCTGGTGATTCATCTATTGCTTGTGATGGCTTAACTGGCACTCTAAAGGCTGGTGATTTTATTAAATTTGCTGGACACGATAAAGTTTATACATTGACTGCTGATGCCACTACATCATTAGCTATTGAACCACCATTATTAAGTGCGGTAGCTGATAATGAAGCTATTACATACAATGACGTTCCATTTACTATGGCATTCCAAGATGATAAGCAAGAGTTATCAATGGGTATTGACCAGATGGTAGGATTCTCAATCAAACTAGTTGAGGTTGTTTAGTGGATAGGGGTTCAAGTTCAGCATTTCAAACTGAAGTTGCTAAGAGTAATAATAGACCCGTTCATTTAGTAGAGGTTTACTTTGACGATGAAACAGTTTATATGACTGATGCGTTTAAGGATATAACCTACAATTCAAACAACTATATTGCTGTTGGTCATTTTATGGGCTTCTCTGATATTGAAGAAGCAGCCGAGGTTATTGTATCAAGCGTTACATTATCTCTATCTGGTGTTGACCAAGTATGGATTAGTCGTGTATTAAATAAAGCATATATTGACCGTACTGTTAAGATATACACAGCGTTCTTAGATGATGCTCAAGCATTAATTGTAAACCCAGTATTAATCTTTGAAGGTCGTATGGATACACCAGCGATTCAAGAAGACCCAGATAGTGGTAAATCATCTGTTAGTGTTAGTGCTACCAATTCTTGGGTAGATTTTAGTCGTAAGACTGGCAGACATACTAATCACGAAGAACAACAGATTCATTTCGCTGGTGATAAAGGCTTTGAATTTGCTTCAGAAATTGTTAAAGATATAACATGGGGTAAAGCGTGAATCCAAAAGCAGAGATAGCATTACATCATTACGTTCAAGGTGAAATAGGTAAACCGTTTAAATTCGGTGTTAATGATTGTCCTTTGTTTGTTGCTGGTGCTATTGATGCGATGTATAAAACATCTTTAAGAGATGAATATACTGGCAAATGGGATACACAAAAATCAGCGTGGAAGTTCGCTAAAAAGAATGGCGATATATCTGAACAATTAAAATCCAAAGGGTGTATTAATGTAGAATTAACACATATCCAAACGGGAGATATAATTGTTATGGAACAAAGATTGGCACATGAGAAATATTGGCGTTCGGTAGCTGTATGTTTAGGCTCAAGGGTTGCGATTGTTAGAGATGACATAGGCGTGGATATTGTAAATATTGCTCAAGTTCCAAACCTAACTGAGGTATTAAGATGGCAGTAACGGCAGTAGCTGTTGGTGCTTCTTATGCTGGAGCTGCGGCTGCTACCTATATTTATGGAGCTGCGGCTTCTGCTACTTTTGCATATATAGCGACTGCGGCTGTTGTTAGTATTGGTGTATCTACACTTGCTGGAAAAGCCTTTGGTATTGGTGAGGGTGAGGGTGCTTCTGATTTTGGTGGTGATGCTGGTGTTTTAATCAATAAAGCATCTAATAACGCACCTTTACCGATTGTTTATGGTCAACGCAAAGTTGGTGGAACTCGTGTATTTATTGAAGCTACTGGTGATAATAACGAATACGTTCACGTTGTTTTAGCTTTATCAGAGGGTGAAATTGAATCATTTGAGAATATTTATTTAAATGATGTTATTTCTACTGATTCACGCTTTGATGATTTATTAGATATTAATACACATAATGGCTCTGATACTCAAACAGCAGATTCAGACCTTGTTAGTGCGGTTAATAACTGGACTGCTGACCACAGATTACAAGGCACTTCATATCTTTATGCTAAGATGAAGTTTGACCAAGATGCTTACCCACAAGGTATGCCAACTATAACAGCCGATATTAAAGGCGTTAAGGTGTATGACCCAAGAACATCAACAACTGCTTGGAGTGATAATCCAGCGTTATGTATTCGTGATTATTTAACTAATACTCGTTATGGACGTGGTATTGATTCGTCAGATATTGATGATACAGCCTTTAATGCTGCGGCTAATTATTGTGATGAAAATGTAACTATTGGCGGTGTTACTAAGGCTCGTTACACTTGTAATGGTGTTGTTGATACTTCACAAGGTTCAATGGACATTCTGAACAAGCTATTAACGTCTTGTAGAGGTTTTCTTGTGTTTAGTGGTGGTAAGTATAAGCTAGTGATAGATAAGCCAGAAACAGCCACATTTACATTTGATGAAGATAATATTACTGGTGCTTGGTCTATTGGACTTGGAAACAAGAATAATCAGTTTAATAGAATGAGAGCTAACTTCTTTAATCCAGATAGAGATTGGCAACCAGATATTGCGGTAGTTGATTCAACTGAATTAAGAACACAAGACAACGGTCTATTGCTTGAAAAAACAATTGATTTACCGTTTACATCTGACATTGACCGTGCCAAGATGATTACTACGGTTAATATTAATCAATCAAGACAGCAATTATCTTGTGAATTTACAGCTACTATTGTTGGTTTAAAGGCTGAAGTTGGAGATGTTGTATTTATATCTCACTCAACTACTGGTTGGGATTCTAAGCCATTTAGAGTTATGCGTATGTCTTTACAAGGTAATGATGAAGTACGTATATCAGCAATTGAATATGATGCCAATGCTTATGACTTTGGCAATATCCAAGTATCAGATGCCGCACCAAACACTAATTTGCCAGACACTACACAAGTTGGTCAACCGAACGGTCTATCAGCAAGTGAAGAATTATATGTAACGAATACATCTCAAGGTGCTCAAGTTAGAGCTAATCTTTCTTGGGGGCAACCAACAGATGCCTTTATTGTTAATTATGATGTTGAGTATAAAAATGGCACTAATGATTGGGAATTTGTAACATCTACTAAGCGATTAAACGCTCAAGTAAATAACTTAAAAGCTGGTGAATACTATTTTAGAGTTAGAGCAGTTAATACATTAGGTGTTCGTTCTAATTGGACTACTACTACAAAGATTGTATTTGCTGGATTAACAACTCCACCATTACCAATAACTAACTTTAGTGTTAGAGCTATTGACGGTTCTTGTCATTTACAATGGAATAGAGTAACTGACATTGATGTATTACACGGTGGGTATATTAGAATAAGACACACACCTATGACTTCTGGTGTTACTTGGTCGAATGGTACTGATATTGGTGAAGCATTAGCTGGTACAGCAACAAACGTTGTATTACCGTTATTGTCTGGCACTTATATGGCTAAAGCTGTTGATAGTGCTGGAAACTTCTCAACTGATGATGCTCAAGCGTTTACGACAGTTCCAAACATTATGGCGTTTAATGTAGTTTCAACGCTAACTGAACACCCAGCATTTACTGGTCAGAAAGAAGATACAATAATTTCTGGCTCTGTATTGCGACTAGATGGCGCACCAAATCCGATATTATTAGAAGATGGTTTTAAAATATTAACTGAAGCTGGTGAAACTTTAGAAACTGAAGTAGCACAATCAGCAGTAGTTGACTCATACGGTGAATATTACTTTGCTAATGACTTAGACCTTGGTGCTGTATTTACATCTCGTGTATCGGCAAATATGGTGGCTTCTGGATATGTTGTTAGTGATGTTGTAGACAATAGAGCAGATAATATTGATACTTGGGCAAACTTTGACGGTGAACCATCTGATGCTGTATCAGCACAATTACAGATTAGAACAACTGAAGATGACCCAACTTCATCACCAACTTGGACTGATTGGTCGCCTTTATTGATTGGCGATTATCATGCCAGAGCGTATGAATTTCGTGTAATATTCAATTCAACGGATTCATCAAGAAATATTGACATTTCAACATTAGAAGTTACAATTGATATGCCAGACAGAAATGAGAGAGGGCAAAATATAACAGTTCCAATAGGTGGCACAACTATTACTTATAATAACGCATTTAAGGACATTCCTAGCGTTGGTATTACATCTAGAAATTCAGATAATAATGATTGGTTTAGTTTGACTAATGAAACATCTACTGGCTTTGATATTGAATTTTTTAACGGTTCTAATCATAGCGTTGAAAAAAATATGAATTATATGGCTACTGGTTACGGTAAACAAGCGACATAGGATAAGATATGGCACAACAAGATTACACAATTGATAACGCAACTGGTGCTGCTGTAAGGGCAGATTTAAACGCCACACTACAAGCGATTGTATCAGCAAACTCTGGAACAGCAGAACCATCTACAACCTTTGCTTATATGATATGGGCAGACACAACAGCTAATAAACTAAAGATTAGAAATGGTGCGAATAACGCTTGGTATGATGTTGGTGCTTTAGATAGTGCTAA